TATTGGTACACCTCCAGGACCAGGAAGACCGACGCCATCTACATTGCTGCAGGATGGTCAAATCTTTGCTTGGGGTTAGCATCTCTCGCATCGGACACGGAGATCTTTATTTACTATAGTTTATTTGTATGGGACTTTAGATAGTCCCACCCGGCTGCTAATTGACAGCAAGTGGATTTGTTTCCACAAACAAACGTGGCGTGCATAGGAAGAAAATGGGTTGAAAATCCACTCCCGCACCATAATACACGTTGACCACGGGCCAAGGTGATGTACTCACAACTGGAGACACACCATTGACAAAATCTGTGCTCAAAACCAAGGTGTCATACTCCTCCACACCAGTCTCAATATTGTTATACCGCGAGTTTTTGAAAGCAAGTGTAAATCTTGCGTTCGTGTACTGCGGAACAGATACTGAAAGAGCAGGTTGGGCCAAACGTGATGTCACAGACATACCAGATTGACCCGAAAGAGTGAAGGTTTGAGCACCTGTGACTAGCTGAGTAACGAAACGTGCAACATTACCGACACTTGCAGGACTAACCTGAAGAGAGTAGGAATTGCGCACTGCAGAACCACCACCAAGTGATAATGGGGAAATATCTGTTCTTTCGACCGACACGCCCTCTAAGGCATTGATTCCGCCACCTAATGTTTCAAAGTGGACATTTGTAGAGCCTCTCACTCCTACAAAGGCATTCAATACCCAATCTATTGGGTGATTTGTGCAGTAGGAATAAGGTACACTTGCTGCAGAAATAGTGGCTCGTGAATATCCATCCGGATTACGTCCAATCCCCTGAGGAAAACGGAAATATCCTTGTAAGACATGCACTCTACCAACTGCGGCACCAGTTGGATCTCCCAACGTCTGCTGCACACTCAAAGAAGTGCGATGCAGGAGAGGGCGAAGAGAAGCTAAGGATTCACCGAATGTGATAGCTGCCATCTTCGCATCAGGCGAAACAGTTCCTCCATCAATTGGTTCCATCTGGTCTTCTGACTGAATAACCCCTGTAGGATCAGCAGCAGTCCACCGAGGTGAAATATCCTTTGGAACAGCGAATTGAAAATCCTCACCACAAGAGACATACGCCAAAATATCAATTGAAGGTGAAGCAGCTGGCCCTGTTAGTGTATTCTGCACACGTACGGTTACAGCACCATTGGAAATCGTTGGAGTCAAAGCATAAGCAGGTGTTGTGCCGTTACTGAAGTATGAATTACCACCTGTCTCGATGGTCTTCAGATACGGTGTAGTAGCCTTATATGGCACCACAAAGATCACTTCATCTTCCAGTTCCAAATCAACGATACGGGTCAGTGTTGTCGTTTCTGTGTCCGCAGTTAGCGTATTATTCGCAAGCGGATCCCAGGATATGATTAGCCGTCCCTTGTGGTACTTGGTCTTGATGATACGAAACTTGTAAATCATCGTACCACGCCAGTAACGAAACATTTGACTGACATAACTAGCTGGCGTGGTGGTGTAGACTGAACCTGAATTCGACATGTAAACAGGCGCTACCTTTGCGGACCAAAGCAGAGTATCCACAGGCGTCGAACCCGACCATAAAGTCCCTTGCACAAAACTCTCTCGCGTTAGCAAGTTCGTAAAAGCAAGGGGATCTTCTTCATCCACTCCAGTTACTTTAGGAGAGATGGTCACTTCATTCTTCGGATCAATCGCAAGCTTATCTATGGGCATGCGAGTTTCTGTGTTAGCAAAAGCATGAAAAGTCTTTGGTTGGTAGGGATGGACATCATCAATCATCGGTGGATTGGAATAACCAAACAGCTTCGCAATACTAGCAACTGCCTTGGCCCCAACTTGGGTTGCCATGGCAAAAGGTGCTATGACTGGAGTGTCAGTTAACCTTCCAGCAACATTGGCAACAGCCGTTGCTGGTCCTGAGATTGTACCATTAGCTTCCTCATATTCATCAGACTGCAATGCCAACACTGTGGTAGGTCCCATAACCTCAACCTCTTCTGCCCACGCATAAACAGACACGTTAATGCCTGCTCCGGTCACTCCATTAGCTGAACGCAAATTTGCGAATTGCAAAAAGTGGAGGTAACCCATATTGGTGAAGTTCACTGCTGCAGTGGTATTCAACCAGTTGTGGGGGTAGAGGAAAGGTAAGGTCATCTCTGCAGTTGACATATTCTGAGGTTCTAGATATACACCAGGTACTTGTGAGAAAGGAAGTTGGTCAGCTGTGTTCGTGTAGGTCGCACGAGCATCTTGTAGAGGAAAGTAACAAGCGCGCAGACTACCGTAGTAGAAGGGAGAAGCGTTGAGGACAAACTTGAGGTGCAACTTGCACCTTATTCGACCGTAATTATCAAGCTTCTTCTTAATTTGCGCTGTGTTGAAATACAACTGCCAGGGATTTATTCCTGAACTATAGAATGTACTCTCTTGCCAGACGAAATCGTGAATACGAACCGGACGACTGAGGAAAGTGCCAAGACCACCAATAACATCGGAATCAGCATCGTAATCGCCAGCAGACATATCTCCCATGGTGATGCGCTCTGAAAGTGCACCATCACGGAATGTAATGTTTTCGGCTACGACCTTCTCCAACGTCGTGGAATCAGTTGCAGTCTCCTCAGACTGCACCCGCATACCATCACCATAAAGACGATCTTCCAATGGATCGTCGGGATGTGACACGGGCGTAAAATTTGTTTGTGAGGATTTCTTGCTCCTCTGAGTGGGCCTCACAGCCTCCACAACAGAATCAAAGCATTTTGAAATTGTTTTTCCGGGAAATAATTCCACTCTTGGTTATTCCCATAGACAAGAGCGTAAGTGAGTTTGGGTTGTTTTGGGACGGTTAAGCCCTGTGGTAAACACCACCGAGAGGGTTGCTCTCATACCCGTTCGCTCAGACCCCTTCGGCCGTCTCGTTCCCAACGAGATCTTGGCTTAGGTAACTGCCTGATTACGACTACATTTTGGTTTCGCTGTGCTGGACTTTATAGTTTAAGCCCGGTGCCCCAAGTGTTTACCACTTGAAGCAAATGTCTTTCGACGCCTCCTTATAACCCTCGATCATAATGTCGAAGGTGGGGAGGTCACGTACCACGTACGGAGTGAGATCCAATTTCTGAATCACCTCACTGAACATGGCACGCTTCTTTTCGAAGATATCTCGACCGTAATAGAAATACTCGCCCATGGCGTTATGCATGAGATCAACAGCCTGCTTCTCAGGGCAGACCACTTTACTCGGCAAACACTTGGTGAGCATCTTTGCAATCGAATCTTCTTCCAATTGAGCCACATGGGCTCCTAATTCCGGCTCCCAGCGCCAACAGCGCTTGAGAAAGGAAAACTCGGAGATATTGATATATGGCACACTCTCAGATGACTTATCTGCCATCGTGTACCGAACACCAATCTTAGCCATTTCCTCCTGTATGGTGGTATGGCTGAAGTTTTGAGCTTCAACGGAAACTCCCATGGCATTGTCATCACCATAGGTCATAAGATGAACCTGCTTCTTGAAATTGGCAAGTTCATTTCCTCCCTTTTTCCAAGCGTAGCGCATGTACAGCGCATTCACTATGGAATTGATAATGACTGTGAGTGGGTGACCAGAGGGATTAGATCCCCAAAATTCAACCAAATCTCCGTTCAAATTGCACAGAGGGAAGGCTGTGTCGGATCCTAAACAAGAAACGATGCGACGATCTTCAAGAGACCATCCAGCACGAACAAGAACACGATCGATGACCTTGAAAGCTGCCAAAATCCATTGAGCAACCATCTTCTTGTCAAACTTGCCGAAATCTCCAGCAATCATTCGATCTTTTCCAAAGAACGTGAGGTAACGGTACATTTCTTCCCATTCCATCGACGTTGCGTTGGTGCCTGGTGCAGCTTCAAACAGATACTTATTGTTCTGGAGAACGCGCACAAACGTCAGCAGATACTTCCGCATAACGAAAGACCAATCAGCAGGTGCACCCAAGAAAAGTCGAGTGGCACCAGTTTCAATCTTGGAGAACTTTGTAGCCTCATCCTTGAGGTGGCCCATGAAAACTGGCATATGCCTTGTGCCAGAACGGTAATTATCAAGAATTCTCTCAACACGTGTGTAAAATGCGTCGTCAAAATCAACAGCATCGTTCCACAAATCTTCCTGGTGAGGCTCAGACATGAAGTATTTCTTCTTCTTGTTGTATGGCCAACCCATAGAAGTGTTTCGGTTCATCTTGTCGACGTACTTGACACCTGGTATTCCGTTCACTGCGGCCAAATCTGTGAGCACAATAATCTCAGATAGGTCTTCAGCAGACAGTTCGCTCAGGATGTCATTAGCGTAAGCATCAACACAGTCATCGATGGTAGCCTGGTCAGCCTGGAACGTTTGTTGGACAATATCCTTCGTTGCCAGATGCCAGGGCTTCCACCCTTTCATAACTGGTTTACCAGTCTTCACTTCGTATCCGCGCTCCTCCATCTCCT